CTCCAGTTACTTACCTAAGGTAACGCATTCCGCCCTAAGGGCTGGAAAGGTCGTCCACAGCGCTACAAAGTAGCGCTGCGCCAGTGGTACTTCTCAGTAACGAGAAGCTTTGACCCTACACTATCGGCTACCTGACCACGAGGGTCTGGGCTTAGAAATGCAGGGTTTCGTAGTTTCCGAGCGAAATAAGCCAGGTGATCACGGCGTCCATCATTCTTGCGAACGACGGGCAATGTGACCACTGAGCGAACTCGCACAGAATCAGCATAAGGTCCTGTCCAGACATAGTTTTCCTTTATAAAGTACTCATCGTACTCTACTAGGGGACCGATGTCGGGACATCTCCGACCGAAATGCCGACGGCACTCGTCTCTGACGTATCTAGCAGCTGCCTCAAACTCATCTCTGAGATTAAGGCGTATGCCAGCACGCACAAGACGATTATGCAAGCGAACGTAATCAACAGGTCCGCGGCAGACATCCTTTTGATAACAGGGAGTAACCTCCTCACCATCAAAGAAATGCTGACCGCAAGACTCGTAAAAACGAGAGCCTGCACTAAATGACTTATCGTGATTGACACTGAAGCCGGCCCATGTTAGGATTTCCCTAACAGAATGCTCGTCCTCATTAGCAACCACAAGGTCATCGCCGTATACGAAAACATCATGTGCGCTAACCGCTGAGCAAAGGGCATAGAAGATCAGCGACTCAAGTTCGAAAGTGTAGGCATTGCCCATACTGGAAAACTTAGAGACAAAGAACCTCTTCCCTTTGTACTGCGTTACAGGCGCACGAACCGAGTTCAGCAGCTCGTACCAATCTCTTGGTAAGAGTAGCTTCACAAGGTTGATGCAAAGCGTGTCACTCGCTGATGATAGGTCTAGGGTTGAGAAGCCCCATTCCTGAGCACAGCGAGCGAGATCCTGATTGATCGTCTGGTCATTCAGGTCTACGCCAAAGCGCGAAAGCCTAGAGCGAAAGTAGCGTCCGATGCCTTGCTGAACATAGCTGTTCAGTGTTGGTTCGGCCGCTATCGGTCGATGGGTCTTCGCACTCTTTGGAACCATCACCATACGGTTTGCCGACACAATCCTTAGATTGCGAAGGGGACCGACGAGCGACGCAAGGTACCTGTCCCCTGAAAGGACTTGGCACGCTGCGGGAATCGCATCGAAGGTGACGGTAGGACGACGTGATTTATCGGCATGAGTGCTACCCCGACGCAAGTCGAAAGTAGCTCCATTACCGAACCGGCACAGCTCAGCTATGCGATCCATCCTTACAGGGCCCAAGATAGTAGCGACTTTACGCTGAGCATCGGAAATGATGCTCGGCGCCACAGAGTAAGAACCTGTGGCAGCTTCTATCGAGAGTCTCCTGTTTGTTTGGAAGCACTGCTTCTCGGAATTCCACCAAGTAGCCAAAGCCTTCTTTGTAGGGTCTACGCCTTTAATCTTGTGACCTTTCCACTTTCGAAGAAAGGACAAGTAAGCGTAATCCCGTTTGAAGGAATCGGCAGAGCTGTACTTGCTTGGGTCGATGTCATGGTTGATGTAACTCTCCCATGACTCGAACACCAAGCTCGGGACGAGCTGCTGCTGCAAAAGCCGAATAACTCCGACTTCGACACTCTCAGAGTGTTGCAGTATCTGCATTCGGAAACTCCTTAGTTAAGGGGTTGAAGGATCGTTACTGGATGTAGACCAGGCTCTCGACGAGCGCAATGACTTGCGCATCGTTCTGGAGATTGGCCATCATCTTTCGGATGTCCTTCCGGTTCTGCAGGGAAGCACGCTCGGGAAGCACATGTTCCGTGTAGCTTCGGCACACGTACGAAACCATGGGTGCAGGCGCCACGCCGGAAACCGTGCTGTTAGACACGTTTTCCAGGATAGGCTCATGCAGTCCCAGCTTCGCACGATAGCTTCGGCCATCGGAGCTTGTCTTCGCCGCGGCGACATCCGGTCGCTTCAGTTCGATGGAGATCTTCCAAAAGCCAATTGCATTGGCTTGAGATTGATCTTCGAACCAGAAGATGCCGTTCTTGTCGCGCCCGATCGGGATGAAGGTGTGATTTACAGGGGTCGCCTGTGCGTCCGCAAGGACGATGTTGGAGGCCATTAGGTCTCTTTCATGTGTATCGGCTAAGCCGATGTTGCCACGTGAGGAAATCCCACGTAGTTGAACGCCTCTTTAAAGTTTTCGACGGAATTTGATGTTCCGTGACTCGTTTACCCGATCTCGGTAGAGATTGGGTTCGAAGCCGCGGGGCACCTTCATTCCGCCGTCTGCTTTGCCCAGGAAGCCGGCTAAAAGCGCGGCCCCGTTGAGGAGACGAGACGATCCCAGATCCACTTGGAGACGTGGAGGCTGGGGACTCGGATAGAAGGCCAAAGTCTGGCGATTGAACCTCGCCCCCGAGAACGATGCCGTATGGCTGTCGCTCCCGAAAGGGTTAGAAGTAAACTCCCAGGTTTGGCTTATCGAGCCGCTGAATACCGCGAGGTTAGAAAGGTAACCCTTTCTAAAATCGAAGCCGTACGCCATGACTGTTTCCAGATTTCGGAGGTAACCTCCTACGTCATAGACCCAGTCAGCGACGAACGACCATGGCATCAGCTCCCAAGCTATGCTAACGGGATTCAAGCTACTCCATCTACGCAAGTCAAACTTATTGTTCGACACGTTCATTTCTACGCCATACTGGGCCGAGAGTTTAATCTCGACCTGGTGCGCCGTATAGATTTCCGTGCCGTAGTAAGTCTGCAAAGCGATAGTTTTAGGCTTATAGCTCAAATCGTTCGCACGGACCTTAAAGCGCTGCATCTTATTTATTTGATGCCGTATTAACTCGTCAGCTGCGTCAAAAGCAGTACCCATGAGTGGCTTTACGCCATACATGTACTCAAGACGCATATCTGCGATCGCTTTAATGACTCCAAACTTCTTTTTAAAGAAAGTTTTGGTATAGTCTGCTACCCTCTCAGTCGCGCGGAGCGTCTTGAGCACTTGACGGCCTTGGAAGGCGTCTACGGAAACATCCATGTTTCCGCGGACAGCTTCATTCAGCTTGTCAAGCGCTCTAGCGTTCACGTTACTGAAACTGATCGGCGGATCGAAAACCACCGAGTGAGGGTTAGTAGACAGAAAGTCACCAGTTCCATAATCCGATCTACCGTCCAAGTACCTCCTACTATAATTGCGTCGAGCAGAGCTGATGCGATCATAATAGTAATTGTAATTGTGCGGGTCGAGCGGCTTCTGGATGGGGCCCACATGACCGACCGATTCGAACAAACGATGCTCAGACGCACTATCCCAGTTAAGGACGGCTCCTCCGTTTTGGAAGAGAGTCCACTTGGATTTGGGCGCGAAGAATATCTGTTTGTCCGGCATAAGTCTCTCCATTGCTTGGGGGTCATGGTTTTCCATGTTGAGCAGTTCTATCACTAGAACAAAATCCCAACACTGTAGCTCTGAGAAACAGAGCATCCGGCAGTGCCCCAAGTGAAAACGAATGGTTCAGGCCCCTTTCGGGGGTTGTGACCACAAGTCTTCACGAGGGGAGTTACGGAGCTAAACCCATCGTTAGATGGTTAGCCCAACCGGGCTAGAGAAGATCCTCCTATCGTTTACTTTCCCTAAGGATCATAACAACAGAGCGACCTTCATTGAGGTTAGAGAAGTTGAACGCGGGGTACTTATCGTACCCGCATTCCTCCTCACCGGCGTACCAAGCAACAAATTCTAAGACAACTCGCTGTTCGGCAGGTGTGAACCTGTCTTGCAGCTCGTTATATCTCGGATCGTTGTCATTGGCCGTACGGGAGAGGAGTTTCTCTACCCCTTTGATCCACGCGTCGTTATTCGACGGGCAGTTCATCACGTACCACAACTTAGTTGCTATACGAGTGAGCTGCGGACCATCGAGACGTGTCTGACCTGGCTTACGATAAACGTAAACCGTTTCGGACAAAGTGGAAAAGTATCGCATGTTGAAGTTCCTTAGTTAGGTAAACGGAGG